ACTAACGGCAAATATAAATTGTTAAAATGGGACAGACAGGAAAAAACATACTACCCAATCGAAATAAATATTTTTCAAAACTAGTTGACAATATAAAATTCTCCTATATATACCTTTTACGAAAGGTAAAATTATGAATATAAATTTAAGACAGGATGCTCCTGATCAAACTGATAAAGTTGATGTCAATGAATTATCAGAAGCAATTGAACAATTTAAATCTGTTGGTGCACAAATACTCGCAACAGAAATAAAATTAAAAGAACTTAAAGAACAAGAAAAATATATTTCTGAATTTGTTATTCCAGAAATAATGAACAAACAAAATTTAAAAACTGTAAAACTTACAGATGGTTCAGAACTATCTGTTGGTAAAAAGTTTTTTGCTTCAGCTAAAGCAGATAAGAAAACTGAAGCGATACAATGGCTTCGAAATAATGGCTTAGGGGATATTGTGAAAAATGAAATCACAGTAAACTTTGGTCAGAACGAAGATAACAAGGCTATCGAATACGTTAACCTTGCCCGAGGGAGTGGCTATGAACCTTCTCAAAAAGAAAGTGTTCACCACTCTTCTCTTTCAGTAGTGATGCGAGAATGGAAAGAAAAAGGAAATGAAATTCCCGCTGATCTATTTAATGTTTTGGACGGAAATCGTACAAGCATTACTAATAAAACTAAACAATAAATAATAAATAATAAGAGGTAAATAATATGAGTACACAAGTCGTAAAGAAAAATAGTGCAGGTGCACTATCCGCTGTAAACCTAAGAGCTGATTCAGGCAGAGGTGCAGAGGAAATAAGATCAGATGACGTATCAACACCGATTCTGAAAATCTTACACCAACTATCACCAGAATGTAATTCTAGAAACGCTAAATACGTTGAAGGAGCTACACCTGGAATGATATATTCTAGTAGTTTTGGACAACTAATAGATGGTAATAAAGGTCTAGATGTGGTGGTGGCACATTCACAAACTAGATATCCAGAATGGCAGGAAAAAGGAGATAGTGTTGCAGCACCAGTTGGAACACATTTAACACCACCTGCTAACTCAAAAGAAGAAATTAGAGGTATCAAATATAGATTACTAAATGGTAACTATGTTGAGAAAACTATGTACTTCTTTGTACTTGCAATGGTTAATGGTGAAGCAAGAAAAGCAGTGATCACAATGAGATCATCTAATCTTACACCAGCAAGAGAACTTAACAATCTTATTTCTAATTTAAGAATGACAGATGATAAAGGTTCTTTTCAACCAGCAGCATATTCAGCAATCTTTAAATTAAAGACTGTTGAAAAAAGTGCAGGAGATAAAACTTGGCATATCTATAAACCATCATTAGTTAGAATGTTAGATGTGTCTGATGAATCAGATGCATCTATTTACAAGATAGGTCAAGACTTTCAAAAACAAGTATCTTCAGGTTTAAATAAACCTAAGTATGAGAAAGTTGACGAAGATAAGTCTAAAGATATTATCTAATTCCCTAAGGGAAAACTTGCAAGACAAGGCAGGGCCGGGAGACTGGCCCACCTTAAAATAATAACAGGATGATATATGAAAGATTACATAGAATATTTTACAGGATTACAAAGAAGTTATGGTGTCTGTAAAGTTGATGACGGATACATTGACGAAATAACAGGCAAGAAAAAATGGAAACATGAGTGGGCTAAAACACCGGTCACTGATCAAGATTACGAAGATCATATAAAAGGAATTAAATCAATAGGTATACAACCTTGTACTGACGATGGTATGGCAAGGTTTGGTGCAATTGATGTGGATAAATATCCAATTGATACAAAATTTTATCTTGATGTAATTCAAGATAAAAGCTTACCAATCATCCCTGTCCTATCGAAAAGTGGTGGATTACATTTATATGTATTCACCACTCGATGGGTTAAGGCAAAAGAAATAAGAAATTTTTTAGAAGAATTATTATTTGTATTTAAATTACCACAAGCTACAGAAATATTTCCAAAACAAACTAAACTAATATCAGCTGATGGCACAATATCTAATGGTAACTTTATCAATTTACCATACAACGGAGATGATAGAAAAGCTTTAGATGTAGATGGAACTAAAATGTCTTTTCAAAAGTTTGTAGAAACAGTTAAATTAAATTTAGTAGATCCGTCTAAGTTTAAGAAATTAAAAGAATTTGTAGTTTATTCAGAACTAAAAGGTGGTGGAGAAGAGTTTCACGATGGTCCACCATGTTTACAAAAATTAACTAAAGAGCAGATGACTTTTACAGATGGTAGAGATCGATTTTTATATAACTATATGGTGTTTGCTAAAAAGAAATATCCAGATAATTGGCAGGATATGATTCTTCAAGCAGGAAGAAATTATTTTAAGTATGATAAACATTGGACAGATGATTTTATAAAATCAAAAATAAAAAGTTGGGAAAAACAAGATAAAGGATTTATTTGTACTGATCCATTATTAGAACCAAACTGTATGAAAGCATTGTGTGTAAAAAGAAAGTATGGTGTTTTATCTGGGAACAAGGCTAATTATCCAACGTTAAGTAATCTACAAAAAATAAATTTTAAACCTAATCCACAATGGAAAATAACTGTAGAAGATCCTGAAGAAGGCGAAACAGTACAGTTGCATTTAAAAAATACATATAAGTTTCAAGTACATGAATTTAAAAACGTATTATTTGAACAAGCATTAATTGTAGCACCACCAATTAAACAGGATCAATTTGATATGATTTTAAAATCATTAAGTACACCAAAAGATAAAGTAGAAGTAATAGAACCTGCAGAAGGTACAAGTCCATTAGAGATATTAAAGAAATTATTACATAAACATATATACGGGGCTCAGGCAACAAGCTTCATGTCTTTCTCTAGTGGTAGACCTTTAGTTACAAAAGAATTTGCATTTTTCGTATTTGATAAGTTTTTAGATAAATTAAAAAATGAAGAATGGAAGTATGATGCACAAACAACTTCTTATATGATAGAGCATGAATTGTTTGATAGTGATAATCCAGACAAAGAGAAAAGAGTTATATATAAACATCCGAAAAGATATCCAGGTAAAGATGATGATGGTAAACCTTTTAATCCAATTAAAGTAGCTAGAATACCTTTATTTATTTTTGAAGAACCTGAAGAAGTAAATGAAACAATTGAAACTGAAAGTGAAGATCAAATAGTATGATATATAAATACTATGGTCCTCCAGGTACCGGTAAGACATATAGATTAATTAATCGAGCTAGAGCTTACGTTAAAAAATATAAAATACCACTAGATCGTATTGGTTATTTTGCTTTTACAAAAAAAGCAGCTGATGAAGCTAAAACAAGAATGCCATTTGAAAATAAGAAGTTAAAGTATTTTAAAACACTTCATGCATTAGCATTTGAATGCATAAAGATTGGAGATAGGAAACTAAACATGAGTCAAGAAGATGTCATGCAGCCCTATCATTATGAAGAACTAGGTAAAAAATTAAATCTGCAAGTTCAATTTTATGATCGTTACAATAAAGATGAATCTTTTTATTTAGGTTTTGAGAATACATATTTTCAAATAATACAAAGGGCATTTAATAAATGTATAGATGTTAAACAAGAATTTAATTTAGGTGAATATGATCCAAGATATGTAGATTGGCAAACATTAGATCATATAAATAAAAATTTAAAAAATTATAAAGAGAAAAAGAAGATATTAGAATTTAATGATATGATTAAAATGTTGACAGATCAACCAGAAAACATTCCAGAATTTGATGTTATCTTTATTGATGAAGCACAGGACTTATCACCATTGCAATGGAAACTGTATGATGTTTTAAAAACAAAAACTAAGGATATGTATTTAGCAGGAGATGATGATCAAGCAATTTTTGCCTGGGCTGGAGCTGATGTCAGTAGATTTATAAAAGAACCTGCAAAAGAAAAAGTTTTAATATATTCAAAAAGAATATCTAGAGCAGTTCAGGAACAATCTAAAATTGCTATTGGAAATATTTTAGGTATTAAAAGACAAAAAACATATTACCCTAGAAATTATCAAGGGTTATGTGAAGAACTTTATAGTTTAGATGAGTTAGATCTAACTAAAGGTAGGTGGTTAATATTAGCAAGAACGGTATCTAAATTACAAGATATTCAAAATATTTTAATTCAAAAAGGATTATATTTTCAAAACAATAATGGCAAAAGTATTAAGGTTTCTTTTTATAATGCTATTAAAAATTATGAAAGATGGCGTCAAGGAGAAGAACTAAATGAGGAACAGATAAAAGATATTAAAGAATTTACCGGTGATGTTGAATGGAACAAAAACCAAAACTGGTTTAAAGCATTTAAACTAAATGAGGATGAAGAACAAAAAGAATATTTTATACGTTTATTTGAAAATAAAGAAGATTTAGATAAAGACGCAAGAATTTGGACGTCTACTATTCACGCTATAAAAGGTGGTGAACAAGATAATGTAATTCTCTGTTTAGATCTTGGCGACAAGATAATTAAAGCTATGAATCAAAGTCAAGACAAAGCAGACGAAGAGCACAGAGTTTGGTACGTAGCATATACACGTGCCAAAAATAATCTGTACATGTTTAAACTAAAAAATAAAACACGAAAGGCCTATCCATTATGACAAATAAAAATATGTTTGATAAAGTATTTCCACAAGATAAGCAGATTGGCGGGAATCATTATAAATTGTTTCACATTCAACCTTATGAATTTATTTCTAAGAATGAGCTTTCCTTTTTTCAAGGAAACGTTATAAAGTATGTATGCCGTTATAAAAATAAAAACGGTATACAAGATTTAGAAAAGATAATTCATTATTGTGAATTAGAAATTAAAAAAATGAAAGATATAGGTAAGAAATGATAGTACCGCATACTGAATGGGTCATGCCCACTGAATTTCCTGATTTAAGAAATGCAGATGAAATAGCAATCGATTTAGAAACACGTGATCCTGATTTAAAATCTAAAGGTTCTGGTTCTATAATTGGTAATGGTGAAGTTGTAGGTATTGCTGTAGCGGTAGATGGTTATAAAGGTTACTTTCCAATAGCACATGAAATAGGACCAAACTTAAATCGTAAAAAAACTTTAGAATGGTTTAAAGATATTTGTGAATCTCCTGCTACAAAAATATTTCATAACGCAATGTACGACGTATGTTGGATACGTAGTTTAGGTATAAAAATCAATGGTTTAATAGTAGATACCATGATTGCATCATCACTCATAGATGAAAATAGATTTTCATATACATTAAATGTTTTATCTTGGCATCATTTAAGCGAAGGTAAGAATGAAGCAAGATTAAATGAAGCAGCTAAAGAAAGAGGATTAGATCCTAAAGCAGATATGTGGAGAATGCCGGCAATGGAAGTTGGAGCATATGGTGAAAAAGATGCTGAACTAACTTTAAAACTTTGGCACAAATTAAAAAAGATAATTGTTGAAGATGATCTACAAGATATATTTAATCTCGAAACTGATCTTTTCCCTTGCCTAGTCGATATGCGCTTCCTAGGGGTGCGGGTAGACGTGTCCAAAGCCAATCAATTAAAAACAGCACTGGCAGTAAAAGAAGAAAACCTATTACAACAAATAAAAATAGAAACAGGATTAGATATTCAATTAATGGCAGCCAGAAATATTTCAAAACTTTTTGATAAATTAAAATTAACATATTCTAGAACTCCTACTGGTGAACCATCTTTTACAAAAGGATTTCTTAATAATCATGAAAATCCAATAGTTCGTATGATAGCAGAAGCTAGAAAAATAAACAAGGTTAGAACTACATTTATTGATTCAATTATTAAACATGAATACAAAGGCAGAATCCATGCAGATATAAATCAAATACGTTCTGATGATGGAGGAACAGTTACAGGAAGGTTTAGTTATAGTAATCCAAACTTACAGCAAATACCTGCCAGGGATCCGGAAACAGGGCCACTGCTTAGATCGTTATTTATACCAGAAGAAAATTGTAAGTGGGGAACTTTCGATTACTCGCAACAGGAACCAAGACTTGTTGCACATTATGCATTAAAATTTTCTTTACCATCTGTAAATAAAATTGCTGATTCATATGAGAATGATCCTTCAACAGACTTTCACAAAATAGTTGCGGAAATGGCAAAGATACCTAGATCACAAGCTAAAACAATTAACTTAGGTTTATTTTATGGTATGGGTAAAACAAAACTACAAGGAGAATTAGGAGTAACGAAAGAAAAGGCAGAAGAATTATTTACACAATATCATAGTCAAGCATCTTTTGTTAAACAGCTAATGGATAAAGTTTCAAAAGCAGCAGAAGCAAGAGGACAAATAAAAACATTATTGGGTAGACGTTGTAGATTTCCTAAATATGAACCTATACTAAGGGGTGCTGATTGGGGACATTATGTGCCAGCTGAAGATGATGAACGTATGAGAGAACTACAAGAAATGGGTCCACATTTAAAAGATTTTGAAGGTAAAGTTATTACAGATAAAGATGGTAATCCAAAGAAAAATTATTGGTATGGAAATCCTACACGTAGAGCTTTTACATACAAAGCTTTAAATAAATTAATACAAGGATCAGCTGCAGACATGACTAAAAAAGCTATGGTAGAACTTTATAAAGAAGGTTTATTAGCACATATACAAATTCAT